CGATCGTATCCACGTTTTGGACTAGCGTATCAGGCGACACCGTATTCTGCATCGTGCCAGTCACGGTCGGCTCACCCGTCATCGGGTTGATCGCCACGACATTCGTAGCACCGCCGGTATTGATGGCCTGGACCTGCGGCATGAGAGCCTTGATCTTGGCTTCACCGCTCAGGGAGTTCATCAGGTGATTGCGCACCCAGGCAGCCTGCAACGCAGGATCTCCCGGGATGCTTTTCAGCTCGCGCACGGCCATGTCCTGCGGCATGATCCCGTTTTGCACCAACCCGACGATCTGTTGCGCGATGTGCTGCGACATATCCGTCTTCCCAAGGTTCGGGTCAAGTGCAACGGATCCAACAGTGCTGCGTAACGCCTGTTGCTGCTTCAACGCCTGCTCAAGCTTGCCGGTGTCATATTGAAGCTGCGAATTGTGCTGCTGGGCAATCTGGCCCATGAACTCAGGAAGAAACGCGCCCGCTCCATTCTGGCTTGCGAGCGCCTGAAGCTTGCCGAAGTCTACTTCGCCAGTGTTAGGGTCGACCGACTGGCGATAGGCGTCGGAAATGGTCTGATTCGCGTTCAGGCGCATTTGATTCTGCCGCAAGCCCTGAAGGGTAGAGGCAGTCTGAATTGGCTGCTGAAGGGCCGTAAACGGGTCCTGTGGTTTGATGCCGAGCGGGATTGATGGATCGAGCGGCACGTTAGCCTCCAATGCTATTCAAGAACGGGATATCAGGAACTGCCATTGTAGTAGGAGGCGTATAACTATCGACCCACGGGGCCGATGATGACATATTGGAAGAATATATTGAGCGTGCCGTATCTGCGTTATAGGAATTTGGCGATGAGGGATTTAACATCGAATACAACATCCCCGCGCCCCCTAGCCCAGATAAGCCACCACTCAATGCATTGGCTGAACCGACTTGACCGGCCGCTTGTGCATTCGCGCCGCTCATCATGTTATTGCCGATGTTCGATGCCGTCTGAAGGCCTGCGTTACCCACGCCAGCTGCAGCGTTCTGGCCCAAACTGACAAGGCCACCAGCGCGGTTGTACTGATCCGATGCCTGCCCATAGTTCGTGTTGAAATTCTGCAGTGCATTCTGATACTGCTGCTGGAACGTTTGGCTTGCGAGCCCGGTGTTGTAGGCGTTAAGCCCCTTCATCTGCGCACCGGACAAACTCAGGCCCTTCGCCGCCATGGCGTTATCGAGAGCCTTGTTGCCCTGTTGGAGCGTGAACTGATAGCCAGGAGTTTGCTCTAGCTGCTGCATCGTCGGGTTGAACGAGAAAGGCGTATTCAACCGATCGCCGCCGAGCATCTGCTGTAGCATCGGGATGGTCGACGAGCCCAGTTGCATATAGGGCGCCAAGTTCTGCTGCATCTGCTGGAACTGCTGCATTTGCAGATCAGATGCACGGTTTGCGGCATCCGCTTGCGTGTTGGCCGCGCTCTTTGCGGCAGAGGAAGAAATAGCCGCCCCTGCCAGACCTGCACCTGCTACTGCTGCTGCGACGCACATAGTCAACCTCTCTTGATATCTTTAATTTTGAGCTCCATTACCACGTCATCAGCGATATAGCCGCGGCGTTTAAGGATCTCGAACATCTTTCCAGTCATCGTGACAGGCCAGCCGATGATGCTGATTCCATGTTGCCTGAGTACGTCCTCAATTTCAGAAATGAAACGGGACATAGAGCGCCTGAAACTGGGCTGCACATAAAATGTGTCAACGTTTCCACACAGTTCAGTTTTCAGGTGCAAACTCTTGTACAAGATAAGCAACGCGTACCCGCGCAAAACCTTGTCATCGTCACGCAAGGTCATTGCAATAAGAGATTGGTGTTCAGCGAGATAAAGGTATTGCTCGATGTCGGGATCGATCGCGAGTCCACGCTGGCCGTGGTAGGCACACGTGTCTTTTTTGATCTCGGAGCATTCATCCCAACTCTGTTGACCAAGCGGGATAATTTCGTCCGCAAGCTCGCGCGTGAAGGGCTCAATTGAAATCGTCGTCATGATCAGCTTCCCGACGTTTGGTAGACGCCACCCTGGATCGTTACTGCCGTGGCTGTCCCCGCGAGGGCCTGAAGCGTCGCCCCAGCTGCCAATTGAAGGCCAATTGCCGATGGCGGCACGTACGTCTGACCAGCAGACAGGACAAAGCCCGAAAGAAACGCATTGCTTGCATCGGCCGTTCCAGCATTCGGGACGTTGTACAGCGTCACAGAGACCGGATTAGCCGACGTGTTGGTCAGCGACAGATTCCCGATTGTTGAAACCGTGCTCGTCGGCGACGTGTAGTAGGTCGCTGCGCTCGTCGTCAACTGCGCTGCCGGAATGGCTACTGGGATGCGTTGCATGTTATCTCCCTAAAACTGTGGTGGTTGGCAGCGCGGTGTAGGTAACAGTCACCTGATCGCCTGCGCTCAATTCGATGAGATTGGTAGTTGCTGCGAGCGCCAAAGATGTGCCGCTTCTAGCCAAGGAAATAGCCGACACGGTGCCTCCCGTAATGTGAAGCGCCTGGCGGTAGGTCGCGGTATAGGTCGCGGGCGAAGCTCCGAGCGTCACCGCTTTTGGTGCCTGCGTGGCCATTGAATCTGACATCAGCGCCATAGTGATTTCTGAAGGCGCGACAGCGACCGATGGGATTGCCATTGTCATTTCAGTGGCTATCGGATCGGGCTGCCTAGATGCAAGTTGATTCAAGGTCGCTTCAAGACCTAGCACATCTCGCACGCTATCAGATGTCGAAGGCGCTACTGTCGTTTCATACGACAAAACGTCAGCGATGGTAAGTTGGCCGTCGCCGCCAGATCCAGTTCCGGTTCGGCGCCAAAGCTGCACGAAAAACTGAAACCAGATTGGATTAGCGCGTCCATCTCCTGTCGAAAGGGGCACATTGATCAGTGGGACATCGGTCTGTAAGTTGCTCATTGCTTGTTCGACTCCGCTTGCACCCATGCCCCCAGGAGGGCCGTTTTCGCTGGGGCGGACCAAGAAAGCTCAAACACGCGGTCGCGTGCCATGCCAAGCCTCTGGAATTGAAGGGATGTGAGGTATTCGCCTTCACGGCCCAAGGTCGTGCTGATGGCGTTCCCCCATGTGCGTCCGCGCGTATCGCTCCAGCGCAGGAACACCGGGACCGGGCCGTTATATCCGTCGCCATTTCCAGCTTCCATGTTCGCGATGAATTCGCGATAGCGGATACGGTCCGAGTTGTCATCGGTCGAGTGGGCGAAAGATCGAATGCGAGTGATCGGAGCGCCGTTGTCCGTGTAGTTGTCCAAATCCCAGGCGTATAGGTTGCCATTCTCCCAGTCGCCTACGACAGGTGTGGCATAGATCGAGGCATGGCAATTAGCCCGATGACGATTTTCGTTACCATTGCTGTCCAGCCATACAAGTTCGTTCCACTGGCCCGTGCTCAAGTCGTACTGCCAGGTCTTGTTCGCAGCCGGGAAAATAAGGACGTAAAAGAAGTGTCCGGACACTTGATAAGTAAAGCCCTGAGCGTCGTCCAAGGTCGGGTAGCCGGCCATCTCGTTGTCAAGGGCGAACGTGGACACATGCTGCGCCGTAAACTGGTTCGTGCGACAGACAATCGCTCGGCCCTGCTCAGATTGGGCAAGCCAGAGGAATTCACCATCCATCTGCGCGATCGTCGCCGCAGCCATGCAGCCGTACTGCATGAACACGCCGGGCATGCGTTCAAACGCAAACGTGGCGCCGCCCGAATTAAACCAAATTTCGGTAGTCGTCGCGCCGAACAGGTACACGTAGCGCCGCGATATTCCAACGCCGATCAGCTTGTCGGAATAGCCCGATTTCGACGCGAAGTCGGTTGCATCAAACTGCAGTTGGTTCGCCAGCGAGATATAAAACTGCTGCGTGCTCGGGTTGTTCAGAATGAAGAATCCATCCACGAAATCGACTGTATCCCCTCCCAGGAAAGCCGGATCAGTCACGACCGAGAATGTGTTAGCTCCCAGTGCGATGGAGTAGCCAGTCGAAGACCCGTCGACGATCAGGGCAAAATTACCGTTATCCGTCATAGAAATGGGGCCACTTATCGTCTGCAAATCACCCAGTTTCGTCGCCACCCAGGATGATGAGATTGCGTATGCCGACGAGCCGCACACCCCATACAGTTGTCCATTGGAGGCAGCCCACAGGCCTCGCCAGCCACTTCCGGACGTCGGAGTTACGGACAGCAGCAGCGTAAGGCCCGGAGTAGGGTAGTAAGTAAACGGGAAGGGGGAACCCTCCGGGTTCTTCTCCGGGTACAGGTTCACGCATCGTTGAGCCGCAGCAATTATGCTGCGGGCCTCATATGCACCGACAGTGAGGGCGAAGCGGGCCATCAGGTGACGCCCCCGATATAGTAGTCACCGTAAATGTTGAAAGTGCCGGCCGCCTTCTTCAACGCAGTCGGCATTTGCAACAATGGGATTTGCGCGTTCGCTTCCTCGATAATTCTCAGGCTTGCCTCGGCCTTTTTCTCGGCGCGTGGATTCTCCGGCAGCCCATAGGCGACGCCCAATTCCAGCACCAGATTCCACATCAGCGCTGCGCTGTATTCTGGAGGCAGAATGATCGTGTCATTGATCGTTACGAACTGCTGTAACGCCTGCATCACGGTCAGAAAGATCGTGTACTGATTGTTCGGGATGGGCCACGGATAAATAGTACCAACGGGGAATCCCGGATCGTAATAAATGACCTGCGGGAACGAGTTCAGATTCTTGATAGAGATGCGGTTGTAATCCTCCATCGAACGCAATATCGTGAATGGATAGTCCACCGGCAGAGGCGTGTTCTGGTTTTGCCGGAAGTACGCAGATTCGAGCTTTGCTGGGCGCGGCATATCAAAGTCGCCGCCTGGGCCCACGGTGTACGACTGCGCCCCCGTCGCCTGTTTCGATACCGTCACCAGCTGATAGATCATATAGCGACGACGCTGAAGCTGCGCCATCATCATGTTCAGCAGGTTGAACGCATCATTCATGTCCTCTGCACTGGCTGTTTGGCCGACGCCAACCACATTCGCAGTTTTTAGAGCGAGTGTGATGATATCGCGTACGGTCGTCTGATTTGGGACGGTATCTAGAGAGATAGTCATTTACCACTCTTTATGCAAGGGTGAGAGTATTTGTGCGAACTACACCATCTGAACCTTTCACCTTGATCGTCAGTTGGGTATTACTGGTAAGCTGGAACGTCATCTGACCGTTACTTGCTGGAGTAACGGATGCTTGCGGCGACAAGGTGACGTTCTGCGCGAATACATTCGACCAGCGGAAGCCAGACAAGCCAAGACTCTTGCCAAGGTCAGCCCCTGGATAAAAAGCAGTGGGCGACGATACTTTGAATGTCGTGGTGCCGCTAACCGTCTCATATTCACGTCGTTCCCCGTTAGACAGCTGATAGCGCGTCAAAAAGATGTCGGGCTTCGTGAAGTTACCTACATACTGGAACTGCAAATCTTGGTTGGTCTGCCAGAATACATCCATGGTGTTGCCAACAAAGCCAACTCCTTTTCCTGTGCTGAATATGGAATCATTCCCCACATCACCAAGTTTGATCTTCTTGATCGCCGATCCGGTGATGCTAAGTTGCTCTGTATTCAACGACAAATCGATTGCGGAGTTTCCGTAGATCGTGGTTGGGATCAGATTTTGCGTACTGTCGCGGATACCGAATATCACGCGGTTACCTGCGGTCGTGTTGTCGAACGTCCCGCCAGTTTGTGTACTACCAGCATCGACAATGTTGCTGAATTCGATCAGGTTGTCGTTCGCAGTAGTACGTAGATCGAACAGAAATGCAGTACCTCGCCCAATCACCTCAATGCCGGTGATCGAGTTGTAATTCGAGTTGCTCCGAACTCCGACCGTGTAAAGCTGCCCAGCCCGACCCGTGTTATTGATGCGGACGTTATGTATGGTGTTATTGCTAGCATTTCCGAGAAATAGCGGGTTAGTCCCACCGTTAATAAGAATGTTCGCGACAAGCGAATTCTTGACATAACCGAGTTCGGTATGCGCACCATCGCCACCAAAATACACAGGGTTGTACACGTTTTCTGCTTCGCTATTCAGGATGAAGCAACCTGAGCAATCATTCTTGAACTCGTACCCGTAAAGACCGATATTCTTGATATAGCCATTCTCAATACGACTATTATTAACGTCAGCGAGAATGTAGGCAGACGGGGATACACCCTCAACATATGCCGCGCCCCCGTCCACATAGCAGCGGTTGTAGACCATGCCGCTGTAGACGTTGGTCAACGTCGTCTGGTGGTCGTTGTAGGTCATGAAGGCCACGCGCACCACGTTGATCGCCGCGACATCCTCAACTGTGCAATCATTCGCGTAGGCGAAAATCAGGCTTCCACCATTCGCCTGCGACTGGCCGACCTGGAAGTTGTTGTCGATCGTCAGGCGCCGCACGGCCACCTTGCTGCAGTTCGAGAACGTCAGGAAGTTGAAGGTCGGCGCCGTGCATTTCAGGACCGTCTTGCCGATGCCGTCACCAACGATCTCGAATGGCTTGTTGCCGGCCAGGTTGATATCGATATAGCTGATAAGATAAGGATTTGGGCTCCCTGGGATGGATCCCTTTCCACCGTTCGTCTTCAGGTAAGTCAGAAAGGCCGTGAATGCTGCCGTGTCGTCGGTAACGCCGTCTCCCTTTGCGCCGAAGTCTTGAGGCGTCACCGGGTAGTCGAATAGCTTTGAAACAATAGCCCTATAGATCGAGCCTGTGCCTGCCTGCTTGAACGCCAAATATGTCTGCGTTACCCACTGGCCAATCATTGTGATTGTCGTCTGCAACAACCCTGAGCCACGCGAGACTGGGACAATCTCAGTACCCGTCAAAGTACCCGCAGACGGAGATGTCCCATTCTCGATTTGACCAATCGCACCGGACGATGCTTGCTCGTCGTAGATCTGAACGTCCGTGATTGTCCGTAGTGTATAGCTGTTGATCTGATACGTAAGCGTGTAATTGCCATCTGCCACGTAAAACGAGTACATCCCCGACTTATCCGTGGTGACCGGATTGGGGGTCGTGGTGACGCCGTTGTCAGAATATAGCGTCGCAAGATTCCCCTGCGCATCGGTCACGAAGACTTTTGCGCCGACAGCCGGGATGCTCGTCGTCAGGAATACGACATCGAAGTATTTGCGCATATTAGCTGCCCACTTCGAAGATCTCGTAGGCAACGACCGACGTATCGGTGTTGTCAGCCGAAGTAATCGTGAACGACGTGCCGGCGACACGCGCAGTGACCGCAATCGCTTTCGGAGCCGTGACAGTACCCAGCGACTGCACAGTCAGTTGAATGCGACTCGTGGCCGTGATCGACGTGTTCGAAACGGTGACAGTCCCGGCGACGAGCGTAGCAATCCCCTGCTTAGCATTTGTGCCTTCCTTGACCGTCAGGCCACCACTCGCGTTGATCGCACCGCTCGCACTGAACGCACCGGTATGCACCCAAGAGCCAGACCCGCTGTTGGACGTTACCCCCGTAATGCCAGCCGCTTGGCCCCCAGACGCCGAAAGCCACGTAACCGTGCTGCTACCGGCATCATTCTTGAAGCGAGCCGAGAACGTCCCGCCAGTCCAAAGGAAATCGGCGGTCTTGTTGTTCGCAGTGCGCGCCGAATCGAAGTAGGTTACAGCCGCAAATGTCGAGGACATTGACGTCCCAGTGTTCGTGATGCTCGCAACCTGACCATTAGCAGTCGAGTTGATGCCCTCCGCCGCCAAAGGACCCAGCACATTGGCACTCGTCGCGTTCAGCCCAGTGAAAGCGCCTGCGGCCGGCGTACTCTGTCCAATCGGTGTGTTGTTGATCGTGCCGCCAGTGATGGTCGATCCCGTAATCGTTGCATTCGTCACCGAGCCGCTTATCCCGGCGTTGATGGTTGAATTCGGGCCGACAGTGACACCATCCAACGCGCCACCAGTGATGTTCACAGCGTCGGAACGTTCGCTGCTCAGAGATTGATAATCGCTCGGGGCTGTCGTGCCCAGGTCGACGAAAGTAGCCGGCGCAAAGTAATGGCCGCCCTGAACGTAGTACGTCCCTTTCTGGGTATTCAGGATCGAGTATGAGCCGCTGTTATCGAACGTGGCCATCATTCACCCCGCGCTTCTTTGATCATCTGGACGAGTTTTTCCTCGCCCGTACGGTGATGCGGATTCAGGCCCAGCGAACGAGCCTCTTCGAAAAGCGCATCACGGCCCGGCGTTTCTTCGGGGCCGATTGCTGCGGCTTCCTCATCGGCGTTGTGGACGATGATCCGCTCGCCGTTTGCCAATTCGACCCACTTCGGAAATTCCCGGTAGACGTATTCGGCGGTGAAATTACGCATGTTCGGATGCATCGCTTCCTCACTCAGTGTTTTAAAAAAGGGCCGGCCGAAACCGGCCCAAGGAGCGCCACAGGAGAAAGCGTTACAGGATGTCCGGAACGATCACGCTCCACTCCGGACGGATGGCGGCGAAGCCGTACAGGATGTCCATACGGGTAATGAGGTTGTCACTCATCACGTCGTACGCGGTGATCATCCGCATTGCCACGCCATCGAACTCCGCACGTGCCGACTCGACCACGCCCGACGTCGGCATGACCAGATCGGCGGTAGCCAGGGTGAAGGCTTCGGGGTAGAACGCGAGGTTCTGGCGGTACTTCGAACCAGCAGTCATGACCAGAGCCAGCGCGGCGCCGTTGGCCGGCGAAGCGGTGACGGTGTTGAACGCCGCAGGGGCCGGGACGATGGCCGGGTAGATCGGGATCGAAGTCGCGCCATTGGCTACGTCGGCCGTCACGACAAATTGCTGCTGGACGCCCAGATCATCGCCGGTCAGGCGGTTGATGGCGTCCACACCGGCGATGGTGATGATGTCGCCTTGCTTCAGCGTGCCGGTGATGGCGTTGACGGTCAGCGTATTGCCGGTCTGGCCCGCACCGTTGACGGTGCCCGCAGTGAACGTGCCGACAGTGTGCACCTTCGTGGTCTGGTCCATCATCCAGTCGAAGCCCAGCGTATCAGTGGTGATCATGCCGGACTCGTACTGTTCACTGATCTTGCGTTGCGGGTTGAACAGGCCAGTGAGCGAACCCACAGTACGCGCTTGGGTCAGCGGGTCCATGATGATTTTGCGCTCCATCGTCGGAGCGAGCTCCTGATTCAGCAGCGCGCCGGCCTGAAGCCAGGTCGTAGCATCTGGCGACACCAGATTGCCACCGCTGATCTTTGGCTGGATGTTGCACGACATGTTCGCGACGTTCATCAGGTCCGATGCCACGGATGCGGCCAGACGGTTCACCGCCGGCGCAAGAATGCGCTCACTGTAGTCGTCCAGGGACATCGTGCGTTCGGCAGTACCGAAGGACACCGGGACGTTTTTCTGCGTCGCGACGGTCAGAGTCGTGTTCTGCTCGTTGGTGCCTTGCGGCGTGATCGCCGGGCCCGTGTTGACCACGTAGTCGTTCGGCAGGCGGATGCGGAGGGTGTTACCGATCTTCGCGCCGTCGCGGGCGAATTGGTCATCGTACTGCTTGTTGACGGTGCGGAGGAAGGCGTTCGTCTGCGTGAACAGGCGCACCGCCTCGTTGGTGATCATGTTAATGGTAAGCAGGCTGTTAGCCATGTGTGTCTCCGTGAAGGCAAAGAAAAATGCGATTGCTCGCGTTTCGTCTCTGCCCTGCGGAGACTGCTTAACGGGCCACACGACAATTAACGGCTTGCCTCTGCCTGCTTACCCCGCTTACGCGGTCGTACTGCGGTGCTTCTTAACGGCGCTTGCGCGCGTTTTTGTTACGCCAGTCGAACCACTCTTTAGATCCGACTGCTGGTTCAACTTGATCAGATGCCGACGATCCGCCCTCGATGTGCTGTACTGGCGCCGGAGCCTTGGAAACTTGCTTGGTCAGCGCCTTCGTGGCCTTGTCGGCGAGCTTCGTCATTTCGATGCCCATCTGGATGGGGCTCAGGCTGGCGATACGAATTGCTTCTTCCAGGTTGTCATGCTTCCCAAGCCATGCAACGACCTTCTCTGCATTTGGAACCTCTGCGATCACCTTCAGAAACTCAGGACCCCCAACACCGGCTGCATTCAGGTTCTGTACGGCGCTGTCAAACTCGGCGCCGAACTCCTTGCGGCCAGCCGACTCGATCTGCGCCAGGCGCTCGCGCTCCCGTTCTTGAGCGCGCATGTTCTCGGCATAGGCGCGGGCAAGCTGGTCAACGTCCTGCTTCGGCGCCTGCGTCACTTGGGCGTCTTGGCTGGGATTGGACTGTGCACGTTCGGCAATCTCACGCCAGCGCGCGGCTTCTGCTTCTGCCTCGCGACGTTTTGCCGTGATCTCGGCCATGCGACGCATGACCCATTCGGGCGGGTCCTGTTTCGCTTCCGGCTGCTGCTCGACCTGCGGCTCCTGTTGCTGCGGCTGCTCGGTCTGCTGTGTCGGATCCTGCTGTGTGATCACTTCGTCTGTCATTTAGGCTCCCTGGTTGGCTTCTAGTGGTGCGAGCACGGTCTCCATACCCGCTGCGTAAGCGGCATCTGGGTCCATGCGGTCTTGTGATAGGTTTTTCGCGGGGTTCGGCGCAGTGAGCATCTCTTGGATGGTCTTGCGCACGATGGCGTGCGTCTGCTCGGGGTCGAGAGCGGCCAAGAGAGCCTTCATGCGGTCCGTCTCGGCCTTGAACGACTGA